CCGTCAGTTCTTTCATCAAACGTAGCACTACAACTATGGATTGATTTTTCAGTAATTTTTGTTCTGTAATATACATCCTGTATCATGGATAATGTAGAGGGTATTTCAAATCTAGAATTAATCTTGTCTGCTCTTAAAGATATATCTTCTACGGGGTCATAAACTCTTCCATTAATTTTCATAATGGCTTGGTTAATATACTCATCTATGTTATCAGGATCAAACCCATCATTCCATAGTTCGTAAGTAACGCTCCCTGCAACTGTTCCCCCTACTGCAGCAAAGGTCATGGTACCTGTTGAGGCTGTATAATCTGTTATCCTCCTAGTAGTACCATCATAAGTTCCTGAAGTGATACGAATGTAATATCCTATGTACTCGTCATCACCTCCAAACAACGTAGCATCTACAGCAGTAGTAGTAGAACCACTACCTGATGTAGTACCCGTTGTCATCTTACCAAGGTTTCTTCCTATAGCTTTTCTTAAATCTTCTAATGTTTTACTATAAGTAACTGCCATTAATACCCTCGTTTCATCCTTTTACCTGTTCTCTTAGCAGCTTTTTTAGCTGCAGCCTTACCTTTTTTGGTATAGGGATATTTCTTCTTACCTACCTTTGGCATTTTTTACTCCCTTTTCTTCTGTTAATTTATTTACTTCGCTTTTCAAAACTTCACAAGCGTTTTGTAAAGTTTCTATAACTCTAGCCTGAGCTTTATTTATACAAAGTAATTTAAAATATTCATTCTCCTGTAATACACTTGATATATCAGAAGGTAAAATGTTTAAATCATTTGGTACTTCTACTTTCCCGTTTAAGTTCTCTGTTGTTTTTTCTTCTGTCATTATTGGTCCCCTCGTAATAAATTTTATTGTTTGTACTTTCTTTTCTTTTATTCTTGTTGACTCTCATCTCTTCAAGAATCTTTCCAACTTCTTTTTTCTGTTCCCTGTTCATTACTTTCTTTTTCCCTTGGGCTCTTACTTCAATAACCCAAGACTCGTATGCTTCCCCTATCATAGTTTCAATTGCGTTAGCTGAATAAGGGTCAGCCGGAGCATAGGGAACGTCTGTCAAGATGGATCTTCTTTCTGTTATAGAATCGTAAAACCTAAATGATAGAACTTTAATACTACCTGCTCCGTACTCTCCTAAAAGAGTAACACCTGCAGGTAGTATTAATCGTCTGTCATAAATCTCCGATCCTAACATTTATGATTAGGCTCCTATGTTAAGCCATACAACTGAGTATTCTGTTGTAGCTGCAACACCCATAACTCCACCAAGTATAAACTCAGCACTTGAGTCATCAGCGACAACATCCACAGAACCATCAGTAGTAGAACCTGTCATAACGTTTTTACCTAACACAACAGTACCATTTGTTAATACTGTTGCAGGTCCCTTAACTTGGTTCCAAAAGTAATAACCTGATGTAATATCACAAGCAGGAACACCTGCTGCGATACCATCAATGTCATTAACATCCCATACTTCTACTGAATTATGAGGGTTTTTAATTAACCCAACTTCAGAGGAAGTAGTAAGAGCTGTAGCAACTTTGTCAGTGTCGTATAAGTTGATAGTTATTGTTGCTCCTGTAGATGCTGATGAGTGATTTTTAATCTGCCAAATTTGACCTTCACCTGCTGCATCATTTACAAAAAGATAACCATCTTCATAAGTACCGACTGTTGTACTACTGCCGTCATAGGAACCTGAACCTGTTATAGCTGTTGAGCCACCATTAGTTACAGTTATTTGTGTAGCCCCTGATGAAACTGCTGCTGCTACTGCTAAGTCTTTGATATGATCTGAAGCTGTCTGAGGTTGCATTGTAACCTTACCTGCTGTGATCGCTTCTCCTGCTACTGCATAAACAAACTCTCGTCCATCAGGTAATATCATTCTAGCTCCGATTCTATTCTTCTTAGCTGAAGTAGTAGCCTTCTCCATCCCTGCCACACCACTTATTAATGCCGGAAATGCCATAATATATTCTCCTATTTACTGCTAGAGGACAAGCCTCTAGGACCAACCGATTATTAAAATCGTATAAGCTCGGTCAATCGTTACACTTATACTAAAGAAAGGAGTTAAGAAGTTTTTAAATCCTTCTTAACTTCCTCAACCTTTTCTTCTTTAGGTTTGCAGATACACTTATCTCCCTTGGCTTCAAGTTTACACCTGCTATCCCAAGGTATAGGGAATAACCCTATCAAACCTTTCTTTCTTTGCGTTTCAGGATCACTTGGTAAATTCGGATACTCACTTCCACAAGGTTTTTGCAAATCACCCTCAACATTAAACTTGGGAATATGGTTATAATAAGTGGTTTTAGATTGAGTTGATTCCAATAAGGAAACATCATAACCTTTCAACCCCACATTCCTTCGCTGCTCATTGATCTGATCTCTTAATTTTTTCTTGTTATGTCCTAAGTAATGATTTACCATTTGGTCCTCTCCTTAATTATTAAGCGTTAGTTGCTATTGCTGCAGCATCAAAGATGAGACCTGCTCCTTTCGTATCGTCTAACTCGAATACCCCATAGTCTGAAGTAATAACGAGTTCTGTCCCTCTCAAAGATATGTCTCGCTGTCTCTCTGTTCTAGTTTCCACAGAAGATAGCACTGCCATAGCAGATTTATCAGCTATAACGCCTGTTGCATCATCTGAAGAATCAACTGTTAAGTTACCATCTTCAAAGATTGGGACGTTATTCATAGGTCTTAATCCACTCCAAAAGTTTTTAAGTAAGTCTGCTGACCAACCATCAGGAATCGCATTAGTGACTGCTGATGCTACAGTAGCTGCTTCTTTTGATAAGTAAGCAATAGAATTTGGATGATGTAAGATATAAATCTGACTACCAAATTTGTTTGCTTTAGCGTATGTAATAGCTCCGTGAAGATTACTTGACTTCATATACTTAGTAGCTGCTCCTAGAGTAGTACCTCCGTTAAGAGAAGAGTACAAAGAATGTACATCAGTATCTTTCTTTCTTGCCATTGCATCTCCAAGTTGCCTACCTATAATGGAAAAAACATTATTCTGTTGTTCACGAACAAGCTTGTCGGTAAGTATAACCTTAGCCCCTACCTCTGCTGCTGTTAAATCAACAGTGGTCATTCCAATTTCTTGCTCGTCAACTATGTCCACTCCATCAGTCAGGTCGCTAACTTGCATCTGCCCAACTTTAGGGACAGTAACTTGCTTTGCTCCTCTTGGAAGATTAAACTTCTCAATTAAAGCCATAGCAGGAGCGTTATGCTCCTCGGTATATCTAGCTGCTGCAATAATTATCTTACTCGCATTTTCTAGATTACCTGTTGTTGCATTTTGTGCCATTATAGACCTCCTAATTTACAACAATGTTGATAAAATTATAGACCTGTTGCCCTCCTCGCTGCAGCCTCAGTGTCAGAATTTCTAACACCTTGGTTGTAAAGATCGAGTAACCTGTCCTCACTCGTTGAAGCAGATGGCTCTGCCTGACTATTGTCATAACTCTGAGGAGGAACTTGCTTGTCTTTATACTGTGCAAGTTCATTCTCTAGATCTTTAATTTTCTTTTCTTTTTTTGCAAATGTTTCCATAGATTGTGGATCTTCAAATTTCATAAGATCATCAGGAGCTACTCCGTATTGCTTGGCATACTCTGTAACAGCAGCAAACTTTCCTCTCATGTGATTCAATTGGTTATTGTAATGCTGTTGCATTTCATGATCTCTGTTGACACTTTGTTTTTGCATATCAGAAATCTGTTGTGCCTGTTCAGGCATATACCCCTGATCTTCTAATTGTTTTTTGTATTCAGTAGCCTGATTATCTATAGCATTTATTCTCTGTTGCTCTTCATAATAAGCTAATCTTTCTTGACTCTGCTTATAATCTTTTTCTTGCTGTGCATTTAGTCCTGTCCACTCAGGCTTGGGAGGTGATGCAGGTTTCTCAACAGGGGTTTCCGTTGTCCCTGCAGGTTGAGGTTCCTGTGGTTCCGTTGGTTGTTCCTTGCTTTCCTGAGGCTCGGCTGTAGTTTCTACAGGAGTTTCAGCCGGAGCTGTTGGGTCAGTCAGGTCATTTATCACTACCTCTTCTGTAATTTCGTTATTAGCACTACTCCCTTCAGTAGGGAATAATTCTATTTGATTTTCATTTGTCATAATATTCTCCTTATTACTTAAAATACTATATTATTAATCATTTGGCAACCCCTTACCTGTTGTACCATCATGATTTATTATTACATTATAGTATAACATCTTTTGTAACAGCTCAGGTGTTGTCTCATGTTCCTTTGCTACCGGTATGTCAAGCATCCCACTACGGAAGGGAGCAAAGTTTTGTGTTTTAATATGCTCTTCTCTAAGTATTTGAGGGAGTACCCATTTCGCCCAAGCAAACTTACTGTAAGCACTTCTTGTTCCATCAACATTAACCCCTAGATCTGTTATCGCATAAAGAATACCAATAGGAATTGGGGCTTGGTTCATGTTTCTCATAGTATATTTCCATTCTTCTGTAACATATCTATTTAAAATACTAGGATTCTTTTCAATAGCTGCAATAGCTTCGTGTGTAAAAGTAATACCATCCTCATCTTTTAATTCAGATAATCTAGGAGCATACTTCTTTTCCCATGCTTCCATCAAAGGGTCTAGTATATAAGGATCAAATCCTGCAGGAGCTAACTCTCTGCTTCTAGCTGCTTTTTGAGCATCAACGTATTCTTGCTTTGCTATAAACTTGGGTTCTAATTCTTTATCTTCATCCACGATTACAGGCTTAACTCCATATAAAGCATTATACATTCCATTTTTTACATCTTCAAACTCACGCGTTATATCTAGAGCTTTTTGAAATAAAGCATATCCCAAAGAAGATCTGCTTATTTTACCTGTTTCGGGATCGGTCCCTTTTTTAATAACATCTCTATTTGCTATCCTCCAATAACCTTCGTTATCCTGAGTAACTATCCTTTGCAATAAGTATAGCCTAGCTTTTGCTACCTCCTGTGCATTTAAATCTCCTCTGCTACTACCTTCTGTTTCCTCTTCCCATACCCCCATAATCTCATCTATAGTTTTTTCTTTTGATGCAAGGTCTCCAAATATTTCATTTGTTTCAGGTATAACTGTTTTAGCCACTGCTTGAATGTATGGTTCCATTTCACTATATCTATATCTAGTTCCATCTTTATTTACAAAATATCCTCTGATTATATCGTCTGCTGTTACATAAGTTTGTGCTCCTGCTCCCAAGCTACTTGCTACTGACTTAGCTATATTCTTTGCCATTCTAGAAAAAGGTCGCCCTTCATCATCTTCGGGAAGAGAGTTTGCAAAAATTTCATAAGTATCTTGAACATTCATGGAAATCATTAATTCCCATAAATCTTTATTCCACTCAAAAGGTTCCCCTGTAAATGTTTCTTCTTTAACAAACGCACTGTATAAAGCTCCGACAGGGGGGGAGCCTTTACTTCTTAGAAAATTCTCTATAATTTCCCCCCTTTCCATTTCTCTTTCATTTTGAGTTCCTGAAGATACCTTTCTTCCTGAATACATATTTGCAAGAAACCTGACTGCCTGTGCGTAGCCACCAAGTGTGTCGAATTTAGTATTGCCAATTGTAACTTTACCAAAGTCAGAACTGTTTGGATTAAACTCAACACTGCCATTTATATTATTATTTTCAAAATGTTTTTGTATTCCGTAATATAATCCGGTTGCAGTTAATCCTGCTGAAATATAATTTGGAATCAACATCATTCTTATTCCAACGTCAGGCATTGTGATTACTTTTTTACTTCCTCCTATACTTATTTCAAATCCTTCTCCGTTATAAAATCTACTACCTTTTAATATCTTAGCTAATTTAGAATTTCCAAAAAATGCTGTGCCTGTCATTTCAATTCCTGCCCAATAAGGTTTTCCTGATTTAGTTCTTTTTAAATATGTTCTGATATTAGCAGATAAAGCCTCGCTTGTTCTTTCTACTCCTAATCTGTCTGCCTTAACTCTCCACCAATCAGATTTTAATTCAAATAAAGGACCTCCCAATACCATTTTAAATCTAGAAACAACTAATTTAGGAGACCAAAAAATCGTTGACAAAGCCCTAACAAGCTTAGATGTTGCTTTTACTTGGTTTGTGGTTTCGTCTAATTCATATAATTTATTTAATCTTCCTGCCCCTGTTGCAATATTTGCTATATCACTTATAGCAACCACTTCAATATCGTCTAGCCTTGTGTACCCTAGTTCTTCAGGTTCGAAATACAGATCGTTATATGTTTCCCTTATATTACCTTGAGCAATTTGCTCTGCTCTTTCTGCACTATCTGCTACAGGTTTTCTTAAATCAGGATCGTATGGGTGAATATAGCCTCTTTTTTTGGCAGCCAAATATTGAGCTTTTGCTATTTCAAATCTAACTAAATTAAGAAAGGTAGTATATCCTCTTTCTGACATCTTAACTACCTGCCCTATCACAGGGAACATTTTAACAAATACAGCTCCCCCTCCTCCAAAGACTTCTTCTCCCGTAGCTTCTATTTCAGGATCAAAGTAAGATGTTAATTCTCTTTCTTTCACATCTTCGGGGCTTCTTCCAAATGCTTTTTTCCATTCTGTTAATTGAGATGTTGTGTCAGGTTCTATTATTTCTAATCCTGATTTTTGGAACATATTATAATAAGGATCTGATACGATTGCATCATACAAATACCTAGCCCTGTTTCCACTTACCATTGCCTGTATCATTCTCCAAGTTGCTGCTAAAGTTAGTCTTGCTTTAGTCGGGTCCGTTGTTATAAACCAAGATTGTCTTAATACAGCAGAGGCATCAAATCCACTTAAAAGTGCCAATGGTGATTGTCTAAATAAATCATCAAATATCCCCCGATAGGTTGCTCCTTTAATACCAAAGGCTGAAGATTTTTTCTTACGAGCTGCCATTGCCAACCTTTCCCCTTCTTTTCCAAAAGCTTTTTTTAATAATTTTATTTCATAATTATTAGGAGCTTCTCCTAAGAGTATTTTTGTTAAAGCATTTCTAGTATTTAAAGCATCAAAAGGTTGGAACTCTTTTGGATCTGCTAAATATTTTAATTGTATTTCATTATATAAAATGGATATTTCATCTGCTAATAAAGTTTCAGATTCAGGGACATCTGATCTAGGGATAACTTGTTGATTGTCTCCTAATTCAGCTATAGGATCAAATACAGAATTACTTACACCTGTTCCTTTTAAATGTGCTTCTGTCCTGCCAAGTGTTTCCTGTGGATTGTCTATTCCATTAGCCCCTCTATCCTGAGATCTACCTAAAGTATTGTGCATCATTGCTACAGCTTGTTTCTTTTTCCTGTCTATTATGTCTTGTAATCTCTTTCTTTCTTTAGGAGCTTGTCTAACTAAATCTATTACTTTGTCTAATACAGAATTAAATCTTTCACTCCCAACTAAAGATGGAGTCCCGTCTGTTAATTGTTCGTCTATAATATCTGTGTTTAATTTTTTATAATCAACTAAAGATTTTGCTTGTTTATCAGCTATATCAAACCCTCTTTCTTTCCACCAATCAGAAGGATTCCCCCCTGTCTCATCAGCCCAAGCTAATGCTCTAGCTTGTATTGTTGCCATAACACCCTTGGCTTCATCTATGGTTGTATTAAAAGCTTCTGCCATCCTGACAGTTAAAGTTACCATCTCGTCAGATTTTAAAAATTCTCTAGATAGCTCGTTGTCAGGAATATCAGGCATAAGATTTTCAAGTAATTTGTCAAACTTAGCTTTTTGTTTTCCATGTATTAAGTCAGCGTATATATGGGTTTTAAAAAGATACCCTATTAATTTTAATAATTTTTTAAAAGGAGCGACTAAAGAAGGGTCCGGAATTTTATTATTTATATAATAATTTTCTACTGCGTTTGCAAATTGTTCTTCTGCCTCCCTTGTCCACACCCCATCTTTAATATTGAAATAATTATTTACTATTTTTAATTCCTCATCATCTAAATCTCTTCTTAAAACATGACCCACTTCATGTATAGCTGATCTTAAATCTGCTTTATCAAACGCTAGTATTGAAGCCTTGCCATCTGTTTTAAAATTAACAACTGCTTTTATCTCCCCATCATCTGTTTTATAAAAAGTCATTAAAGGAATTTCTTTTGTTTTTTCATAATCATCAATTATCTTTTTAGGAATTTTCATGATACTAATAGAATCATTTATTCTTGTCAAAACCCCTTCTTTATTTATCTGATCTTCGTATGCTCCTTTAATATAGTTTCTTGGAACTTCATCTTCAGTTGGTACCTTGTGCCTGAAATCTTTATCGAATCTAACATTCACATCATATTGTTCTTTCATTATAAAACTAAGGGTATTTGGGATTTTCTTATCATATAACTTTCTTAAATAAACTCCCTTTTGTGGAGAAACCATGTTTCTGTTTACAAGCTCATCTCCTGTAGGGAGTACCAAATAAGTATGCCCTGTTTTAATAGCTGTTTCTATGTAGTCTTTAACATGATGAAATACTCTTCTTGGTTCATTCGTATAATTAGATTTATGAAGATATAACTGAGCTCTGAGTCTTTTTGAATAATGTTCATACGCCTCTTTATTAACAGGGGAATTAAAGAATTTTACTAATTCATCCTTCTTTACCCAAGGCATAATCTGTGAATCGTATCGGTCTGATACAAATTTAATAAAACTTGAGTCTTCTTCATTTTGTATTATTCTAAAGCCACCAAATTCGTCTGCTAAATTTATAGGCATTGGTCCCCATTTTGGGTGATCGTATTTTAAATCAAAATCATATTGACTCTGATTTAAGTCTTCTAACATAGGGTTAGACTTATCTTTATTTGGATTTAAATACTCAAATAAATTTACAATTTTCTGACCCAACCTACCATCTTTATTGTTTTTCAAAACCCAATCTGATTCTTTCCAATTCTTCCAATCATGAACTTTTTCATACCCCATATCTAATATTAATTCTTTTAATACTGTATTCGGTCCTCTTTTAGGATGTGTATATGATAGAGAGCTTTGCCCACTCTTGTAAAAATAACTTACATGAGGAGACACTGTAGCTTTTAAATAAAATTCTAAAGTTGCAAACATAAACGCTTTTGCGTTCTCATCTATTGCTTCAGACAGTCCTCCTGAAAAACTAATTTCATTTCCGTCTATGGGTAATGGATTTCTATTCGTATCAGATATAGACTTTAATGCAGAGTATGATGATACACTATGATCTTGTATTTTATTCCCTATTGTATTATCTAAATCATTTAATTGATTGCTGTTAGTTTGTATCATTTCTAAATTCTTATCAAAATTATCAACAATGTTTTTTGAATGATGCTTAGGTCTTAATAAGCTAAATATTCCAAACAATGATTGATTCGGATTTCCTCCTATTGGGGGTAAATCTACAGCAGGTCCAAATTCTTTTGCATCTCTTGTAGCCTGATTAGTTATTTCAGGCTTTACCATATTACTAAATTCCCCTGCAGCATCCTTTAAACTATTTATATTATCTTTAACACTAAAAGGTTCGTTTGTTTCAAAAGGAATATTAACCCCTGTATCTGTATCCGGAGCACTAAAAGCCCCCTCTGACTGTACCTCATTTAAAGAATATGCTTTCGGTTTTTCTCCGTTAGCATCAAGTATTGGCTTCCCTGTGTCGTCAGTTAAGTTCAAAGTAAAAGACGATCTTCTATCCCATCCTATTTGTCCATCATTATCGCTATGATGATATGTTTGATTTTGAAATGGGTATCCATCCTTGCCTCCTGTATTTACAGCCGATCTACCTGACTGTCTGTTTATTTTTGCAGCGTTACTCATGGGGTCTAGTTTTAATTGCATTGTATATGAGCCTAATTCCTTTTCAAACAGTTCAATTGGAAGGTCTTCATTTAAATTTTGAAATCGTATAATTTCTGTAACTATATCCTTAGCTTCTTCTTCAGAAAGCTCCGTATTCAAATTATCTCTATATCTCTGCTGTACTTTTTTTACAGCACTTTCAACTGCAGGATCACTTGTATCTATAATCGGACCTCCCCCTATTACTGTCTGAATATCCCTTCCTTTTATTCCACGCTGATATGTCATGTAATAATGAGGATCAATAGCTCCAAGATGCAATGATAGATCAGGGTCCATTAATTGAGATCCTAATCTCCTTCCAAATATTGCAGGGATTCTGAACATTCCTCCAATCATTCCCATTAACCCTTCCTGTCCCTCAACCCCTAATAAATTTTTATTTAAATATGCAAACCCTTCAGGTTGAGTGGAAGCAAAATCCTGATACGAAGATGCCCCTGCATGAACAGGAATATCAACTTCTAAGTCTATAGCTTTTTGCATTATCTCATGATTACCTATAGAGAATTGACTATGCTTAGATCCCCATATCATAGTGTCAGGCATTTCAAAATAAGGAGATATTTCTTTTATTTTGTCACGATCTTTAACGCTTATTTTATTATCGTATAATAATTTCAAAGCCCTCAATCCATTCATAACATTTTCATTGTCTGTAACTCCATATTCGGGATCTAAAAGTTTCGAGAAACCATGATATATATTTCTGTCTCGTAAAGGATTTTCTAATGGAGAATGGAATAATTTATTTTTTCTAACTAAATCCTCAATACGAGAAGTATCGTTTTCAAATTTAAAATAAGTACTATGTTCCCTGAATAATTTTGACAATGCAAACATTTTCATATAAGGATTATCTAATAAGTCGTCAAAGGTTTGGTTATCAAACTTATCTTTATTCTTAAAATATTTATGATTCACTCTTCCTTGCCCAAATTCGGGTTTAAAATCCTTTGACCCTACAGCCAATCTTTGAATATCTGTTTTAAAATTCCCTGATAATTTAGGTTCATAATAATAAAACGGATCAAACATAATTTCATCTACAGCATCACTACTAAAAGTTTGTTTACCAAAACTATATTTCCTTCTAAACTCCTCTCTTATAATATCTTTACTTTCTTCAGGTAAGTTGTTATACATTTTTACTGAATGTTCTCTTTCGTATTTAATGAGAGGTTTCCATTTAGTATTCCAATCATCTTGGGGTCCTGAATTATTTACAATTTTTTGTACCTCATTGTCAGTACGATTCATTCGCAAAATTTCTTCTCTTGAACTTGGATGGTAAGTAGTAACATCAGGATTGTAAAACTTCTTAATCATATCTATATTATTTTCTGTGTTCCCTAATCCAACAGGAATATCTTCTCCTACCCCTGCGTAATGTACTTCTCTTGCTATTACATTCTCAGAAGAGATGTTTTTTTCTAAGTGTAGCAAGTCTACAAATCTTTTTTCTTTACCATTTATTTTTCTAATTACCTGAGATTTTTCCCATAGATTGTCAAACTTAATATCTCCCTTGTTTGTCAGTAAATCTTTTTCATACCCCCCTGCTTTTATTTGTGGGCTTATTTTAAATAGGGTATTTTTAAATGCTTGTATTTCATTAGCAGGATAATACACACCATCTGCTTCAAACATTCTTTTATCTGCAACATTAGGTGGGAGTTTGAAATCACTTGATAACATATCAGAAATATTTTTTGATACGACTAATTGCTTATGTGCTATTTCAGGATTGTTAATATGCCCTTGCTGACTTATTGATGTAAAGTTTTTATCCTCAGTTTCCTTTGCTATTTGTGCAGCTTCTACATTAGAAGTTTTGTTAGAGGCATAATGCTTTGTTGGAGGTCTGAATATTTCATTCTTTGCTACATTGTCTATTGATTTTTTAAGTAGCCCTGCTGCAAGTCCTACTGCAAACATTCCCCCTCCTGCTGTCAATGCTGCTGTAGTTATAGCTGTAAACATATTTGCATTATGATATTTCATAGAGTCCCCATAGGTTACTATCGCAGCTTCTATAGAGTTCTCAGCTCCTAATTCTAAAGCAAAATTCCCTACAAAATTATCAGGAATAATAGGTTCTGCAATAGCTCCCCCAACTTTCTTTGCTCCCCATTTTGTATATTCCCAACCAACTTTAGGGTATCCTTTCAACTTTTCTACATTGGTTAAACTTGATGGACCTCCTGTTTTACTACTATTGATAGATAAAATTTCTTTAACACTAGGTCTTGGAACCTTAGACACTGTTTTCCCTAGTGCCCAAGCTGTTCCACCATAAGCTAATTTTTTAATTCCATAAGACCATGCCCCTGCTGCTGCTAAACTTTCTAAATCTAATAATTCAGGAATAGATCTATACAAAGCTCTATTAGCTAAATCTTCCCCTATTACAGAATTTCTAGCCAATGATTTTTGCATTGCAGTAGCCCCTAATTGCAAAGCATTATGCTCTCTTCTTGCTCTTTTTGTGAAATCCTTTTCTCCTTGTGAGAAAGGATTGTATAGATTCATAGATCCAACAGGAGTTGGAATTTGAGCAAATGGGGTTTTAGTTCTTTGGGGATCATAAATTCCATCAGCTTCAAGTACAGATAGTCCTGCATCAAGAATGTTTGGAAATAAATTAGTATATAATTTTTCTGTTAAAGTTTGATTAGGGTCGAAGAAGCCTCTTTGATCCTTAGGGGCAAAGGTTGGCTCCCTAGCCCAATCCCAAGTTTCCTGTCTTTGTTGAGGAGTTGTAGGTCTGAATAAAGGAATATTTTGGGGATTATACCAAGGGATAGATGGTGTGGGTGGTGGAGGTATAGGAGGTCTATATCTGTTATAAGCCTCAAATGTCTCTCTAGGAGTTGCCATTACATCTCCTTAATAGAATATAAATCTAGTTCTAGGGTTGTATTGTTGTGAGTATTCTCCTCTTGATTGAGGAGTCATTGCTGTATATCTTTCAGTAAACGGATCAGTTGACAAGTAATCTTGGAATCTCATTGTTGGAGCCTGTCCTGCCCTTAACTGTGATCCAAGTTCTCCAAGGTATTGGTTGTAATAATTTTGAAATGAATCCTGAAAATGCCTTCTTCTGTTAGGACTTTGTTGTCCAAATGTTTTCCCTGTTGGAGAACTATAATACGCAGCCTGTGGCTGATATTCTAAGAAGTCACTAAAAGGAGAGTAGTTGTCATTAGCCATGTTCATTATCTAGCCATTCCTCCTCCTCCAAATCCACCTTGTACAATATTCCCTGCAGCATCAAATTTTGGTTGCAATGCCTGACCAAAACCTCTTTGCTGTAACGAGGGAGATACAAATCCTGTTCTTCTATTCAAAGCCCAAGCTAAAGGTTGATCTACAAACATAGGATTTTCTAATTGTGCTCTAGTGAAATCTCTTTTCAATATATCTTCATACCCCTGTCTCCATAACGGATTAACATCCTCCCTTAATAAATTAAAGGCAAGTGCTTGTCTATCTTTTACAGCCCCTCCTTCCCCTATTCCGTATTGAGTTGCTAGAAATCTTCTAGTGTTTTCGTCATATCCTGAAAGCCCTCCTTCTCCCATTAACCCCTGAACTGATCCCCATAAATCCTGAGCACTTGAAGATGGTTGTTGTGAGCCAAGAAAATCTGCAAACCCTCTGCTTCCTTGAGTTGCAGCTATTGAAGGAGATCCTAGCCCGTAAGATAATCCTGCCCTGTTTATATAGTCATAATAAGGAGACCTGAATATAGGGGCAACATCTTGGTAGTTAGCTGCTGCTAACATTCCTCCATATTGCTTTGGAGTAAAAGCATCAAATAAAGCCTGAGGAGCAGCCATGGCTGCTCGGTCTCCATAAAGTCTTGTATTAAGTTCATCATCTATTCCTTGATTTCTCCATGAGTCCTCATATCTAGTAGTGTCTGCCCAAGGATTTGCATTAGGGTCTCTTCTCATATATGCACTCCATGAATCCCCACTGCCTCCTACCGGTGGAGTTCCTCCTGTCGGTGGAGTTCCTCCTGTGCCATCAGGAGCCTTAAACTTTCCTCCCCCCTGTTCGGGGATACCACTACCACTTGCTAAATCTCCCTTAGGATTATAAAATCCTGATCCTACAGGATTCTGTGCATAATCATCATAATTAATATCACCTGCATCTGCATCAGGATCTGTTCCTCCGTATAATCTTTTACTAGGAACATCTCCTTTAAACCCTTCTTTTAAAGCAGCATTGTTTCCTCTTGGAGTCATGACTTTCCTAAAGTCTGTCTTAACATCTGTCCCTCCAACATTTAAAGGTCTCCAATAAGTCCCGTCCCACTTCCACATTTCAACTTCTCCTGTTAAACTGTTTACATGGGTAAAAGATTCCCCTGTAGCTCCTGATCCGTAACCACTTTGAGGAAGCCCTTTATCTGTTCGTGCTTGTAATATATCAGTTTCTTTAGAAGAAAATCCTTTAACTAAATCCCCTTGTTCATTAAGATAATATACTTCTGTTAACTGATTATTTAAATCAGGATTTGCAATTAATTTTTTATTAAGATTTCTTGCAAGATCGGGGTCTGTTTTAATCTTGGATCTAAATTCAACTGCCTCTGCTGTCTTTTTTATCGCCTCCATTTCTGCAGCACTAATATTAGGATCCGGAGAAAATTTTTGTGTGGGGGCAACATAAGCTTCTATTGTAGCTACATCAGAAGGATTTTCTTTTTTAGCCATATCATATGCCATTTCCCAAAGCTCATCTGCAGATCGCTGTCCTGCTACTCCTCCTAACCCTTCCCCTGCAGGAGCGTTAAGTAAACCACTCCAAATCTCCTTAGCTCTTTTTTCTAACTTTGCTTTAGAGCCTTTAACCCTAGCATCATCTGTTTCTGCCATATCAATCTCCTATTATAATGGTCCCATTTCCCTAGCGTTTGGTCTAGGGGTATTTGGAGGAACTAAAGGACCTGACTGTGGAGTTGGAGTTGGAGGTGGTACTCCCATTCCTGCATTGGGCATAACCCTTGGGTCTGCTGTTGGACCTGCTCCGTTAGGAGACTGTCCTCCTCCCTGCATCCCCATCTGCTGACTTTGCATATCCTGTTGTTGCCTCATCATCATTTTTTGTTTTAATATATATAATAGCTCACCTAAGTATAGTTGTGCAAGGTCATCTCTTCCCCGTTCCTCTGCAGACTGCATTAATGTAAACAGTTTAGCTTCAGGTAAGAGCTCAGTTGCCTCCTGCTCTTTTATAGCATTATCAATGCTATCAGTATCCTGCAATCCAAGGATCTTATCCCTGATAAATATATCAGGAAGAAGAGGATTGGGTCCTTCTCTAGCAATTTGTGCCATGCTCATCTTGGACATATCGTCCTGTGGTAATTGTCCTACAAATGTTATCTGAATATCTTTAGCCATATCTATGCTTTCAGGAGTAATAATCTCATCAAAGTAATTTCTATTCATATCTACTCCGGATAACTCCATTGCTCTGAAGTTCCCTGACATATACTGATCGCATAAAAGCATACAGAGTTTCATATAACAATCTTCTAATGCTTCCATTCTTGGCTGAAGAACACTGTCAATACCTTGTCTTAAAGTATTGATAGCAAATCCTGACAGTTGGAATTGTAAGTCTCCGTATATGCTGTGAGGTAATGTACCTCTTTGCATATCTCCTGTAAGAACTCCCATAAATCCCTGAGTCTCTCTAGACATTTCTAGTAACCCTAAGGGTTCTATATCTTCCCCCTGAGCAAGAGAAATTTCTGTCCCCTCTTTATAAGGGTCCTCGTCAAGGGTTTTACTTCCATCTCTCGATTTAATTTTCAACCCCTGCCTTCTTGCACGAGCTGTTAGTTCAAGCATTATAGACATCATTAAATTATTTTTTTCATATACATCTCTAGAGGATTTGAATACAGATTCTCCAAAATCTTCTATCGTAGTTTCTATATCAGTGTGTTCTGATAAAGCCTGTACCGGAGGCGTTGCCCCTACAGGTCCGATAAATACAGGTACGTTAGGGGATCCATGAGGAGTTGCCTTCTTAACAACCTGTCCATTCCCTACAACAACAATGTTTTCTTCTTTGTCGTAGTAATCATAAACATATAACCAATCCTCATCATCTCTGTCTGTAGCTTCCCCACTAAGCCTTACTCCATATTCCTGTTCTATCTCTGTTCTTCCTTTCTGTATTTTGTAACAAGCCCAATCTAATCCGTCAGCCCCTACTCCCCAATAGGTGTGCATTGGATCCCAAGGGGATATGTCGACATAAGTTGTCCCGTCATCTCTTTTTGTCAGCAAAGCTCTCCCTGCATACCAACCACGAATAGCAACATAAAATGCCAATTGGTTTTTGATAGAAGGTTTCAGTGTATTCTTTAATCTTTCGTCTGCTGACCTTAACATTCCAAGAAATACTTTTTCTTTCCTGTTATTAGCATCTCGCATCTCTCTGTTTTCTGTTACATTAGGTATTCGTACTACCATTTCAGAGGATACTATCCAAGATATTACCTTGTCTGCGTATGTTTGTGGGGCGTTGGAAGTATAAGACTGATAACCATCCCCTGCCTCGTAAGGATCTAGGCGATATAATGAGTAATCATCTTCCATTCTTTGTCTTAATTTTTCAGTATTGTCGTAATGTATATCAACTTTGTCGATAATATCATTTGCTTTTAATTTCTTTTTCTTAGCCATATACTATTACCCCCATCTCTTTACTCGAATTGTGCTTTTTCCTGCAACAAAACTGTAACCAAAATGGTTTATTAGCCCATAAATAAGGGCTTTGATACCATGATTATACTTGTCTTGTGGCTGATTGCCAACTATATTTCCATCCCTATCTACTTTCCATTGATAAACTTTAGTCTGTCCATCAAAAGGATTTGCAGTTGCCCCGAACTCTGATAACAATCCTTTGCATACAGGGGAAATGATAAGCTTAGGCTCTCCTTTCCCTGTAAGTTTTAGTGTGGATTTTAATCTTTCAGTCCCGTCATTAATCTGAATTTTTTCTGAGTCTAAATATAATCCTGTACTGTCTAACCAAACTTCTGCAGGGGCACTCATTGCCTGATGCTGATACCCTGCAATATCAATCACCCCATATCGTAAATCTTTGTACCAAGGTTTGTTCTGAACAATATTAATAATTTCTTCTGTGATTAAATTCTGTTCATACACTTCATCAAAGACTCTTACCTGATCGTTTATAATCTGAATAGCACATACAGCATACGCCCCTGCATAGCCGGGGTCTATCCACACATGGACAGGCTCGTCAGGCACATACTCTATCTTGTCAGAGACGTGTATGTCAGGACGGAACTCAGGGAACACGACACCTCTTGGAGGGGAGGGTATCCCTTCTATTCTTTCCATGAAGAAGTCATCACTAGAGGATTCTTTTAATCTTAAAATCTCAGGATCTTCTTTTCCTTTGGGGTATAGATGCTTGTTAGTCCATGATGGGAGCGAATATGATTGTTCATCATTCACACCATACTTCCAAGACTGAAACATTTGTGGGTACCAACCCAAAGAGGATTCAAAAGTCCCTGCCAAAAACAACCAAGCTTTTCTTGGGGCACACCTACCTCTCAACCTGTAAAAACTTTCAAGGTCAAGCTGTGATGCCTCACACCCTATGATTCCATTGGGAGCTTTCATTGCTAAGGTCCGAGGGTCCTTGGCAGACTTCGTTTCTATTACAGTACCATCAGCCAATTCTATCCTGCCGGGGTCTACTCTCTTGGAGGTTTTCTTTAATATCCCAAGTTGTGCAAAATCACTGACAAGGTATTCAAATTCTGCCCTAGTACGTTCATAATCTGCAGCAACCAACCAATATAATCCTGCTCCTTCTGTCTCAAAAGCTTTTTTAAGCAGGAATTTACTAGCAATCATGCTCTTCCCTGCCTGTTCTCCCCCTGCTACAAGGATAAATCTTCTGTCAGAGTCTAATATTACCTTCTGTTCTTCTGTTGGATCGAACCCTACCTTCTTATAGAGGTAGGTTTCTAGTTCATTTGTTGTCATTGTCTAATAATTCCTCAGCTTCTTTGATTGCCTTGGACTTTTTAGATGCCATTTTCCTTAATTCTGACACAATTGTCTTCGCATCATCAGATTGTGCATCATTATTCCTGTATTTATCAGGGAGGTTTGCATTAAGTAAGGTGATTAACAGCACAGGTTTGGAATAATCCTCATTCTGTACCATTTTATCCACTAACTGAAAGGCACTTGCCTCCAAATCTTCTCCGATCCCTATACGAATGTCGTTATAATTCTGTTTAAACTCAGGATCTTCTTCGATTAACTGATAGAAATAACTTCTACTCAACCCTCTTACAGCTCTGACTGCCCTAGACACTGTTTTATTTAACTGAAAAGACTCTAGAAACAACTCTTTAAGTCGTTTCTTGTCTTCTTCCGAATATACTTTTGCCATTAAAACTCCTTAATTTAAGGGGTGGAGCAGGAAACGGG